GGGATCTTTCACACAAAACGATTTTTTCATTTTTTCTGATCCGAAATGACCAGAAAAAATCTGATAGGAGATGACCTGATTGGACAGAGATCGAAAAAATGAGATCTTATCGCTCTTTGAGCATGTGGATGACAAGGAAAGACAGCTCCTCATGCCACTCATGGAGAATATCGTCTTCTTGGAAGAGCGCATGAATGACCTGAGAGAAATGCCTTTCGTCAGGGTGCATCCCAAAAATCCACTCCTCCAGAAGACCACACCAGCTGCCAAGCTCTACAAGGAGTGTATGCAGTCCTACATGAATGGCATCAGGATCCTGCTCAACGCACTGAGAAAGGTAGAGTCATCTGCAGCAGATGAGCTTATGGAAAGGCTGAAGGAGTTTTCCCTCGATGAGTGACCACAACTACTTGCTGGAATACTGGGGACTGATCCAGAGGAAGGAGATAGTTGTCGGTTACTGGGTAAGGCACCAGATACAGAATCTGGTGGAAGACCTTGATGATCCAAGATACATCTACGATACGAGGGAGGCGCATAAGCGCATAAGGTTCCAAGAGACATGCTGCCTGCAGAGCAAGGCACCATTCTACAAGAAACCACTCAAGCTCCTCCCTTGGCAGAAGGCTTGGTGGGAGGTCATCTACTCCTTCAAGATGGCAGACACAGGGTACCGGCGGTTCAATGAGGGACTACTTGAGGTCGCAAGGAAGAATGGCAAGTCAACAATGTTCGCCGGTGATGGCAACACGGACCTGTTCATCGGTGAGGGTGGGTCAGACCTGTGCTGCGCTTCCAACGATGACAAGCAGTGCAGGCTGATCTGGCTGGAGATCGCAGGCATGAGGTCCAGACTGGATCCCAAGAAGGCGATCACAGGACAGAATCTCAGTGAGATAAAGAACAAGGTCAGGGACATCACCATCTTCCGTATCTCCTCCAAGACGCAGAACAAGGATGGACGGAACATCAGCAAGACATACTTGGATGAGTCGCATGACATAGCAGAGGAGAATGGACAGAGTGAGATAGCAGAGGCATGTGAGAGGTCCATGTCCACCAAGGATGAGCCACTCTTTCTTGGCTGTTCCACACAGGGATTCAACAGGGACTGCTATCTGGACAAGAAGATCCAATACGCAAAAGGAGTGATCTCTGGTGAGATAGATGACATCCACTTTGTTGCCTTCCTCTACGAGCAGGACAGTGAGCAGGAGGTCTGGCAGGATGAGTCCAGCTGGGAGAAGAGCAATCCATCAATAAGGTATGGAGTGAAGAAGGTCGCAAAGCTGAGAAGGGACATCCTTCGTGCCAAAGTGGACAAGGCAACACGCATCCACATGCTGACCAAGGATTTTAATCTTCCGCAGTCAAACGCACAGGCATGGCTGCAGCTGGAAGACTATGACTACGAGATGCCTGCCTACGACTTGGAGGACTTTAGAGGCGCATTCGTCCTTGGCGCAGTGGACCTGTCTGCTACGACAGACCTGTCCAATGCCAAGCTCCTCCTGATGAGACCTGATGACAGGACCAAATACGTCTATTCACATTACTGGATCCCAAAGAGCAAACTGGAGTCCAGTGACGATAAAGAAGCCGGTGCCACATATGACTTGTGGGCAAGGCAGGGACTCCTTACCATCCATGATGGCAACGAGATAGACATCACACAGATTGCAGACTGGTATGCCTCCCTTGTCAGGTCCTATGGTCTCAGGATTTACAAGATAGGTTATGATGAGCGTTTTTCCAAGACCTTCATCAGCCGGTGCGAGGAGTACGGATTTGACACTGAGCGTATTGAGCAAGGCAAGGCACTGTCCAACAGCATGAAGCTGGTGGAGGCAGACCTGCACTCCAAGATCATCAACTATGGTGGGAACGACATGGACAAGTGGTGCCTGCGTAACTGCTGTTGCAAGGTCGATGAGTATATGAATATACAACCAGTAAAGATGGCTGGGCAGATGAGCAAGCGAATAGATGGAGCAGTAACACTGATCATGCTCTATGAGACATACAGGAGATACAGAAGTGACTTCATGTCACAGCTGAAGTGAGGTGGTGATATGGGATGGTTAGACAAGTTATTTAGGAGGGAGCCAAAGGAGCATAAATTTGCGCCAACTCTGGATGGATGGACTCCCATCTACTCCCAGTTTGGGACCAACATATATGCTTCGGATGTGGTCCAGCAGGCACTCAAGTGCATTGTGGACGAAATGAAAAAGCTCAATCCTACACATGTGCGCATGAATGGTGCGGATCCTGTGCCGGTAAAGTCCACTGTACAGGATGTTCTGAACAATCCCAACAAACTGATGACCACAAGTGAATTCTTGGAGAAGACAGTGTGGCTGCTCCTCATGAACTATAACGTGTTCATCATTCCTACTTATTATACATGGGTGGATGACGCAACTGGTCAGGAGAGAAGATACTATGACGGACTCTATCCTATCAATCCCACTCAGGTCGATTTTATAGAGGACGCATCAGGCAGGCTTTTCGTCCACTTCCTCTTCTGGAATGGATACGACACTACTATCCCATACGATGACTGCATCCACATCAAATACAACTACTCCGTGAATGAGTACATGGGCGGCAACGTGGCAGGCCAGCCGGACCATGAGGCACTGCTCGATACACTGCAGCTCAACCATGACCTGCTGCAGGGCATCAGCAAAGCGATGAGCGCATCCTATGCCATCAATGGCATCGTTAAGTACAACACTATTCTGGACGATGGGAAGACAGAGTCAGCTCTGAAAGAGCTGGAGAGGAAACTGCGTAACAGTGAATCTGGTTTCCTTCCTCTGGACCTTAAGGCAGATTTCACTCCTCTTGAGCGCACTACAGAGCTGGTAGATGAGCCTACTCTCAAATTCATTGACTCCAAGATCCTCAGAAACTGGGGAGTACCTTTGAGCATCCTTACCGGCGATTATACCAAGGAACAGTATGAGGCATTCTACCAGAAGACGCTGGAGCCTCTGATCATCTCCATCTCTCAGGCTTTTACCAAAAAGCTCTTTACCAGCAGGGAGAGGGCACTTGGCAACAGGATAGAGCTTTATCCTAAAGATCTGATCTTCATGACTGTTGCCCAGACACTGGAGATGATAAACATCCTCTCTCCCACTGGCGCACTTTTTGAGAATGAAAAACGTGTCGCACTTGGCTTGAGACCGCTGCCGGAACTGGAAGGCAAACGGCTCATGTCCCTCAACTGGGTGGACGCTGACAAGGCGAATGAGTACCAGATGGGAAAGGTCGGCACTGTGCAGATGGATGTGGTCGATGAGACCAAGGACGAGAATATAACGGAGGAATAAAGAATGGTAACTTTAAAAGGAGCAAGCGCAACATATGTTGGCATATCTCAGGACGATAAACCGACAGATGTTGATGTGAACACCATCTTTGAAGAGTTAGATACTGGCGATTCCTACTACTACACAGGAGAAGCATGGGCGAAGGTCGGTGGGGAAGGAGCAGCAGATGCCGAAACTTGAATTAGAGAGAAGGTCATATGCCTTTGATGTGTCTGCCGAGACCAAGGATGAGACAGACATCATCACAGGCAGACCTATAGTATATAACAGCAGAACAGATCTGGGATGGTTTGACGAGGTCATCGAGGCTGGCGCACTGGATAACGCAGACCTGACGGATGTCAGGTTTCTGGTCAACCATGATGTGTCCAAGATCCCTCTGGCAAGGTCCAGAAGGAACAATGGTAATTCGACCATGAAGCTGTCTCCAGATCAGAACGGCATGACCATCGAGGTCAAGCTGGACATAGAGAACAACAGTGAAGCAAGGGCATTGAAGAGTGCTGTCATGCGTGGTGACATCAGTGGGATGTCCTTCATGTTCTCTGTCAACGATGAAGAGTGGGACGATCTTGAGACAGACCATCCTACCAGACGCATCAAAGAGATTGGATCTGTTGTGGAAGTCAGCGCAGTGACATTCCCTGCATATGAGTCCACTGAGATATCTGCCAGAAGCAAAGAGGCACTGGAGAGTGCCAGAATCGCACTGGAGAGTGCGAAGGAGCAGAGGGCAGAGTCACTGGAGAGTGATATCACGTTACTGAAGGAAAAGACAAAGATTTTAGGAGGATTATCATGAGGAAAAAGATCCTTGAAAAAAGACTGGCGAGACTGGGTGCCAAGAAGGACAGCCTCACAAAGAAGGCACTTGAGTCTCAGGACGTTAATGAGATCAGATCGATCAACGACCAGCTGTCAGACATCAATGCTGAGATCGCAGAGACACAGGAAGAGCTGGATGCGATCATCGCAGACGAGGCTGTGCAGGCAAGAGCAAATGTCCCCACACAGGCTGGCACACAGGTCCCTGCGAACGCACAGAGAGTCAATGGCAATGTTGTAGGTACACATCAGTCTGTCGAGGTCACTCAGACCAGACAGGACACTGATCCTTTTGGGACTCTGGAGTATAGACAGGCATTCATGCGCTACGCACAGACCGGCGAAGCGATCCCTGCATCCCTGTATCAGAGGGACAACATGCCCCAGAACACGACTAATCTGGGTGCAACGATCCCTACAACCGTGCTTAACGAATTTATCAACGAGATCCGGCTGGTATATGGCAATCTGTATTCCAAGGTCCGCAAGCTGAACATTCAGGGCGCAGTGAAAGTGCCGATTGCAGAGCTGCAGGCAACTTTCAAATGGATCACTGAGGACACTGTTGCTCCTCGTGAGGATGGTGGTAAGATCAAGGACTTCGTGGAATTCAGCTATAACATGTGTGAGATCCGTGTTGCTCAGACTCTCCTGTCTTCCATCGTCACTCTGGATCTGTTTGAGCGTGAGATCGTCAGAGTCATGATGATCGCATATATGCAGGCAATGGACATTGGTATCGTCAAAGGTACCGGCAATGGTCAGATGCTTGGCATCCTCAACGATCCCAGAGTCATTGCCACAAATAATGTAGTCACCATGACTGCTGCAGAGATCAACAACTGGACGGCATGGCGGAAGAAATTCTTCTCCAAACTGCCTCTTGGTTATCGTGCCGGTGAGTTCATCTTCCCTCTTGCCACTGTAGATGCTTATCTGGAGACAATGGCTGATAACAATAACAATCCCATTTTCAGACAGGCAACTGGTCTGGAAGTCAATGATGGTGACCAGCGCAATCCCAATGGCAGATTCTTCGGCAGGGACATCTCCCTTGTTGAGCCTGACATTATTCCTGACTTTGACAGCGCATCCTCTGGTGATGTCATTGGTATCTTCTGGCAGCCTAACGAGTATGCCATCAATACCAATATGTCATTCGGTATGCGCCGGTGGTTCGATGAAGACCGCAACGAATGGGTGAACAAGATGCTCACCATCGTTGATGGTAAGGTCCTTAATCCCAGAGGCATCTGGCTGATCAAGAAGGCATGAGGATATGATCCCAACATGACAAATAAAGCTGATAACAGCAGGAGGAAGAAAAATGATCAATAACAACAGAATCGTACCGATCACAGCAATCGACCTGCTCACTATGTATGGAGTCATCCTGACTGTGGCTGGTGTGAGCGTGGCAGCTCTGGAGGCTGTCGATGTACTGGGTGATTATGAGCTTGCTGACGCTGGCACATATCTGGCAGA